GTTATTAGAGGTGCATTATCTGGTCCTTTAAAAGCTGTAAATGAAACTGTTGAATTTGTAGATGATATTTATGATTACGCTGTAGGTAATCCATACGATAATAATGAACTTATAGATCTACAAGGATTAGGTCTTGAAATTAAAGGTGATAAAGAAGATTGGGCTTATACAGTACCACAGGCTATAACACAGTTTTTGCTACCTGCTAGTGCTATTAGTAAAGGATTAAAAGGTACAAAGCTAGTAGGAATGGGTAATGCTTGGGCTAGAAACGCTGTTGCAGGTTTTGTTACTGATGCTGTTGTGCAAGACCCTTATGAAGAAAACTTGTTCAATATGATTGACAAGCACCCAAGACTTGCAACTCCAATAAGTGAACTTTTAAAAGCAAAAACACCAGAAGAAATAAGTGTAGCTGAAGCACGTTT